CAGTGATTTTGATTGTGGAGATGGTGATTCGCTCGTCGATGCCGAGTGAATTGTCAACGATGTGCAACTTTGTGCCCGCCATGAGTTGTGAAGCGATTGCCGGGTGTCTTGCCATGTAGATGTTGTCGATAGTCAGTGCATAGTTGTATGCCGTGTGGTCGTTGAGTTCGAGGAACTTCTCTGCCGCCGTCTGCAATCGTTGCTCTGTCGTTATGACGTATGTGTCGTGCATTCTGATTCCGGCGAACACGAACTTGTCTCCCGCCGAGACCTGATAGTTGACATTCGGGAAATACTGGCCGATGGACGTGTCCTGCGCCACCTCCAGTGTTACGCGGTAGGTGGTTGGCGAAGTTGTCGGTGCTATTTTCTGTATCGAACGTATGTTGCACTCTCGGCCTGCGAGCATTCCCGAGTTGAACACCATTCTTGGTGTCTCTCCGCTGATGATCTGCTCGTTCGGGTCGAATCCGATGTTTTTAATCGTGACCTGGAAGGTTGGTGCTGTTGTCTGCTGTTCGGGTATGATTCCGTCGAACGTGACTTGCTCTGCGCTGACAATTTCATCGACTGCGCCTTGGTCCCAGTTAGGGTATTGCTGCGGGTCTCGAATGTTCTGCTCTGTGCGCTGCTCTTCTGTGAGCGCATTGTAGATGTCGAGCGTAGTCATTCCTGCAATTGACGGTTAGATGTCCTCCACGTCGCTATCGCTTCCGTCGAAGAACTTGACCCCTTCCTTGATGCCCAGCGTGGCTGCGTTTGGTGAGTCGATGTAAGCCACCTTGCCGTTCTGCCGGAACATGGGCAGCATGAGATTTGGCAGATACATCGCATCGTCTACGTTCGGCAGGCTGTTATAGTATCTGTATGGCATGTTGCGTGTGCTTCCGTAGGCATAGAGCCGCGTAATGAGTTGTTGGTTCTCGTCAGATGTTCGCTCGATCTTCATCAGTCCTGCGCCTTGGCTGATGCCGAACTCCTTTCCGTATCGGAACTCGTTGTCAATCTCATGCACGATAGCCCCTAGTGTGATGGTATGAATGAACGAGTAGTCGGTCGGGTCGGAGTCTGGGTGTCCTTCCTCATCGTTGTTTCTGACAGATGCTACTGTGAAATTGATGCCCAATTTCTGGCACGCGTCGGCCAGTGTGTTCCAGACCGATGCATTGCTTACCGTTATTGACTGCGGTTTGATGACCGTGCCTTGTTCGATTACGATTCGCCATAGTTTGTATGGGTATGCCCGTTTGACGTTAGCCATGATTCGGTCGGCCAGTTGTTGCAGCCCTGCGCATACTTGTACTGCCTGCCCGTCCTGGTCGAATGAGATTGTGTCGTCTGAGCAGTAGAACTGGAACGTTGGCAGTGATGTGTAGTGCAGTTTGTTGTCGTCTGTAACGTAGTCGAGCATCATTGTATCCTGCATCATTGCTATTGCCTCGCACTGGAATCGCACAGCCTTGTACTGCACCGCGTCTCCGCGGCTGTTGTCGCGTGCGTTGCGTGTAACTGACGGCAGTACGGTCATGACAAATCTCTGGTCACGGAACTGGATGTAGTCTCCGACTTGCCAGTTGATAGGTGCTGGCGCGTCGATGTCGCATGATACGAACGCGTCGCCCATTAGTGTGGCGTCGTATTGCAGTCGCTTGGTTGTTGCTACCTGCCCTGTGTTCTTGTTGTTAATGATGTACATTGATTAATCGAGTTTTCGGTTGCCGGTTGTCGTTTTTTCTCTCGGCAACGGTGTTGCCGAGCACGCATAAGTGTGTTATTGTTGCGGTTGTGTCTGTTTGAGGTCTTGCAGTAGGTCTGCCGCTTGCTGCTGCTTGAACTCTGTGATGATGATGTCCTCCTCGTTGTTTGCCCCGTATCCGTGGAGTTGGCAGCCTGTTCGTCGGCTGAGCAGCCCTGCGTTTGTCAGTTGCACGAGGTTGTTGACGAGTTCTGTCATGTTCTGGTGTACGTATGGCTCGATCCACGAGTAAGTTCCTAGTTTTGACATCGGTGTCTGTTTTCCGAGTTCCATTCCGTATGCCCACTTGAACAGTCGTATCATCTTGTCTAGCGCAGGGTCGTATTCCTTGCTGTCGACTATAGCCCTGTCGATGCTCGGTGAATAGATGAGTTTGATAGACACGCCCGGCATGTCTCCGCTTCTCACTTCGGGCGGCAGCACAGCGAATGAGCCTTGGAAGATCATCTTGAGCAGCACTTCAAGTTGCAGTTTGAACGACTCGACGTTTCCTTGCGGTTCGAGGTAAGATGCTTTCCCGTTTGCTCCTGCGTCTATAGCCTTCACTGCCCCGTATATGTCGGCCTTGATGTCGATTTCGTCACCGTTCAGCACCATGATTGGGAATGCGTATGCTTGATTGTTCTGGCAGAGGTGTGATACTGCCAGTTCGTACTTGTCGATAGGGTCTTGCGAGCCTGCCCAGCATGGTCCGTCATCGTCGCGCATATATACGATGGGCACCTCATTGAATCCGTGCGGTGTCGGTTTCAGGTCTATTGTGAAGTCATCGAGTCCCAGGAACTCCTTTATGTTGTTGACCATACCGACAAGTCCTAGGTTGTCTCTTCGGTATCTGGTCATGTAGTGTTTGTCCCAGACCTCAACGAAAGTGACTACGCTCTTACCTCTTGCGTCGTAAGTGTCATACATTCTTGCGAAAGTTTCAAGTTGCCTGTCGTCGCCGTAGTGTGGGAAAAGCGTGTCTCCGAGATCGTATGCGAGTGCTTTCCACTGCATTTTTTTGTCTTTCATGTAGAAGCATATCGCTCCGTCGGCAGTTTTCTTGACAGACCTTGCCAGTTGGTAGAACGCAAGTTCCATGTTCTTGTCGAGCCATCCTGTCCTCATTTGCATGAACATATCGTTCTCTGCTTCTGAGTTGTGTGCTCCAGTCAGTTCGTGGTGAATGTCGTTTCCGCAGAGGTGTACCAGTTGTTGTATGAGTATCATTCTCTGGAACGGGAATGTTGCCCTGAACAGGTATTCCTTGTAGTATTCCTTGGTTTCGTCGTTGTACTTGATGCGGTCTGGGTGCGCGAGCGTCGAGTTGATGTCGTGCCCGGCAGGGTCGTACTGTCGCAGGAAGTCGTATTGTTGGAAGATGATGTGTTCAGCCTTTGTGCTTTGTGGCAGTCGAGGCCTGATGTCTGTGGTCACGATCCTAGGCTCTTTAGCCGGTACGATTTGTGTCCAGGGCTTTTTTGTGAGGATGAAGTTGTCCATTTCTTAAATTGAGAATTGAGAATTATTTGTTTCCAGTTTTCGGTTTTCAGTTTTCGGTCACTACTGACAACTGATAACCGATTGGCTTCGGCGCTATAGGTAGCCGAGCCCTTTTCTGATTTTTTTCTTCTTGATGTCGAAGATCATGACCATTAGCATAGCCTCGATGAAGTCTGGGGAGTGGCCAACCAGTTTCTTCATGACTGCCTTTTTGGGCAGCGTGAATCCGTGGTCGGTGCGTGAGTCGTCTCTTCGCAGCGCGTTCTTCTCGTTGATGAGCACCTCACGCAGCGTTCTTCCCGAATATCCGTTTCCTGAGAACTTTTGTTCCAGCAGATATGGCTCGATTGAGAACTCTCCGTTTTTGACTGCTTGGCAGAACATGAATGCAGCTTTGCTCTTGAAGTCGTTGTAGACATACTTCTCTGATGGGTCGATGTTGCCTTGGTTTGTGAAGGGTATCGCCTCTGGGAAATGTCCTTTGAACAGTTGCCCAAGTCCTGACAGGTCGTATGTGAAGTTCTGCTGCGGTACGCCCCATTCTTTCAGTTTAGCCGCTACCGTTATTGGTGCTTGCACTGAGTTGAGTCGGCAAGTGAAGATTTCTTTCAGATGTCTTCTTCCTCCGACCCACAGGCACAGCACAAGGTTGTCGCCGCCGTCAAGCGCGACGTCGCATGATGCGTATGGTCTCTCGTCGTCTGACTGCCTAGGGTTGTCGAACCACCGTTCCATGTCTGCCAGTTTGAGCAGTGCCGTCCCGACTTCTCGGTATTTCCAGTTTCCGTCAAGGTCGCGTGCTCGCTGTGCCTCGTCTTGGTTGGCCAGGTTTGCTAGGTATGTTGGGTCGGAGCGCATGAGTTGTCGGTTTTCTGTGACCTTCCCCTCGATGAAGCATACCGACTTGATGAACAAGTCCTTCGGGTCTCCGTACTGCGCCATGTCCTCTCGCCAGTATCTGTCAATGATTCCTCTGCATTTGT